ATTCCGCTTATTGGGGCTTGATTCGTACCTTGGAAGTTAGAACGCAAGTGCAAGACACCACAACAGATGGCACTCTCGCCAACATGGTTAAGCAAATCTTGAACATTGTCAAAAATGGTAGCGATGATGATGGTGGCGGTGGTAATAATGACGAGACTTGGCAAGTGGAAAATTGTGCCTATATGTTCTATCAATGTCCAGGCTTAAAATTAAATTATGAAAACATGAAAGCTCACATCACAAATCCAACATATACTCATGGCATGTTTATAAATTTCTCTTATGATATTGGTGATATGAGTTACATGGATATTTCTAACAATATCAATATGTTTCAGATGTTTTCTAAAGTAAACTCAAATTATATTGATATATCATCATGGACAAATTGGGAACAAATGATTAGAGCTTCAGAAATGTTTTATAATTGTAAAGCTAATTTAATTCTACCATCTAAGATAAATGCTCCATTACTAACAGCTATCGACTATATGTTCTATCAATTAAATGGTCAATATATTTGTAGCGATGATGATGCTATTGATGTTGATGGTGTAATGTTTGCGAAGCCTGTAACTTTTTCAAATGTATATGTTCCAAAATTATCCGTTGCAAATTATCTATTCTCTAATGCACAAATATATACTAATACAACTACTAAAAAAACATATTATCCTTATATAATTATGTCTAATGTAGAAACTGGAGACACTCTTGTTAATTGCTCATATATGTTTTATAATTCCACCATTTTATTAAATATATCAAATAACAAAATAAAATGTGGCTATATGGAATGGATGTTTGGAGGAAAATGCCAATTTTTTGATGAAATAACTAAAACATTAAGCACTGTCTTTGATTTTGATAAAATGGGCTTTGATACAAGCCAAGCCACAGATATGAGTTATGCATTTAGTGTAAATACATTAGTAACATCAATAAAAGGCTTAAATGTTAGTGCATGTACAAGTATGACTAATATATTTTATAATTGCACCGCATTAACTGAATTGGAACTAAAAGGAAGCTTAAATGATTCCCTTAATTTGTCACCAACAGGACTCGTAAGGGATGGGCTTGTTAATATGATTAATGGAATGGATGCAACTACAAAAAGCAATATTACCATTACAATAGGCTCAACCAAGTTGGCTCTTTTAAGTGATGATGATATTGCTCTATTTACTACGAAAAATTACACACTTGCATAAGGGGGGAATATTATGAAAACAACAAATAAAGCTAATTTTGTCTGTTTAGAGCCAGATAAAGGATATATGCTAAGAAATAAAGATGACAAGACTATTATCGCTTATAAGGTTCTTATGCCTCTTAATAGTAATGGAGACAATTGGGAAGAAGTTGAAGAAGCCCAAGCCATTCAAGACAAAGAGGAAATTGAAAAAGAAAGACAAGAACAAGAAGCTATGAAAATAGAAGAAATAGAAGAGTAGGGTAAAACCTACTCTTTTTTTTATTTTTTTAAAAAATTTTTCAACAAAAACAAGATTTTCGTGAATATCATGCAATTTTAATGAATATAAAATGAAAATATTTGTATAATATATTAACCACACAAAAGTGGGACAATAATTAAGAAAGAAAGAAAAGGAGAAAAGAAAAATGAAAAAATATGAAGTATATTATATAATGACATCTTTTAGGGTGTCGATTAAAAGTAATGTGTCTGAAATCTTTGATACATATCAATCCAAAGAAGACATCCTTGAAAATAAACGCAAAGAATTGAATGCAAGCAAGTTCATTAGAATTGGCGAGGAGCTTATAAATACTGATTACATTGTTTGCGTCAATATTAGGGAGGTACAATAATGGAACTTGAACAATTAATGAAAATGTCTAATATTGACCTCCTTATGAATATCTTTAAAGAAATGAAGGACTTCATTACTAATTATAAAGTATATTTTGATGATTTTAATAAGGTTCTTAATTTAAAACATGGTGAAATTCCATTTTATAAAGACCATGAAGACTATTTAGAGTCTAAGAGAATACTTGCCAAAGTTGGTCTTGAACCTCACCATGAAGATGCAAAAATTAATATAACAGATATGTGCAGCTCTTATTTAGAAAGTATGCATTTTGACATTGATAGATTATTACATGAAGCTTATAAAAAAGACATCAAAAAAGAAAGTCTTGAAGAACTTGAAAACACTATAGATGATTTATGTTTTTGGATTGTTGAATGGTTTGGGGAAAAATCCAAGGAAACTAAATTATATAAATTTTTTCATTATTTATATATGAAAACCTTTATAATTTGCGAATTATGTATTCTTATATATCCACCAAATTCGTCAAAGTTTGGAAAACCTTTTGAATACCCAGCTGGATATTATGATAGAAACATTAGCTGTTATTGGTTAGCCAATAGATATAAAGAATTATCTTCAAAAAGAGCATCTTGAAAAAGATGCTCTTTTACTTTATAATAATATTATATATATATAGAAGGAACTCAATCAATATGAAATATATCTTTACCCATTATTCACGCAAATCAAAAGAAGAAAGATTAAAAGAAACAATAAAGAGACAACAAAGGCAAATAATAGACCTAAAGAAACAAATAAAGCAAAACGAAAGACTTGAAGTATTTGGGCTTAAAGAAATTTGTTCCCTATTTGGCTGGGAAGAGCAAAAGGGTCGCAAATTCTTGAAGGTTGCCATGCAACAAAAATATGCTACCCAAATAGGTAAAAATATTATTATAACAAATAAAAATTTAAATGAATATTTAAATATGCTAAAAGGTAAAAAATTGGAAATCTGATGTTTAATTATATTTGTTATTTTATTAATTATCACAAAAAGTGATAATAGAAGCAAATTTTAACATAATAGAATGTAGGAAAATAAGGCAAAATTGCACTTAATTAGGAATATTTGTAAATTATTCCAAATAAAAGATATTTCATAATTTAGACAAGAAAAAGGGTTTAAATTGGTATATTTTTATCAATTGAACCCTTTTTTATTATGTTTTATAATGTTTATATTATCACCTTGGGTGATAATTATCACAATTGGAATCACCATAAATATATAAAAGTGATAATAGGCAAATACACGCACGAATATAAAAACTTTGTTTTTGTGAGGAGAATAATATAATGGGAAAAAGAAGAAAGAATGGAGAAGGAACAGCAAGACAAATAGATGGAAACACTTGGGAAGCTATTGTACAAAGCTCCCTTTTGAACCCTCAAACCATGAATTATAAAAGATTTAAAAGAAGAGGCAATACAAAGGAATCTGCAATCCAAACGGCGAAATTGGCTTGTCGTGCTTGGGAATATGAAATGAGCAAGGGAAACAATACCAAAATAGATAAAAAAAAGACTTTTGGAGAATATATGCAAGATTATCTTAATGAAGTTGTAAAAAACTCCGCTATCACTGACACAACCTTCCATTCATATTATAACAACATGAATAATATGTTTTTTAAGTATGATATAAGTAATTATCAACTAGGAATGTTAAATGCCCAAGAATTTACCAATTATTATAATATGTTACTTGGTAAGTATACAAAGAAGTCCGTAGCCTTTCCCATCCAATTTTGTAAAAGATTATGTAAAGATTTGGTAAAACGCCAACTAATCCCCCAAAATTTCGCAGAAATTGGACAAGAAGGCATTAAAAAAGAAAAGATTGACGAATATAAGAAAGTCCAAGAAGATAGGCAAACAAATCGCAAAAAGGTTTGGACAAATGAAGACATAATAAAATTTTATAATTCTTATAAATGTAATAATGGGGGCGAAATTGTTTTAATAGTCTTATTTTTAATTGAAACAGGAATTCGTGCCGAGGAGTTTGCTGCTTTAACCCTTGATTGTATTGACACACAAAAAAAGATAATGATAATAGAAAAAAGCAATGGGATAAGGTTCAAAGATAATGATAACCCTCAAAATGGAGTCGAATGGTACACCAAAGTACCAAAAGGAAGAGAGTCGAGGCTTGTGAATTTGTCTGAATTATCCTTGGAATTAATAGGAGTAATGGAAGCCCAAACAAAAGCAAGGACACAAAACCCCCAAGGTCTATTATATCCACAATTAAGAACAGGCAAGCCAAGGACATCCTCATCCATGGAAATAGGCTTGGCAAATCTTTGCAAAAAATTGGATATTGATAGGGATATAAGATTGAGCAAGGGTGGACAAAAAAGAGGATGTTCCCTTCACACTTGCAGACATACATATGCAAGTATAGCCAACAACGCCAATAACGCAAGCCCAATCGCTACATCTTTAAGTCTTGGGCATAAATCTCTCAATACAACCGAAATATATACTCATTCAATATTAAAAGACATTAAAACCGCTTATGGCGAAGTTATTAATAAAAAATAAGATTTTAAAGCACGCAAATCTCGTTTGTGTAAAAAAAAGAGGGAAAAACCCTCTTTTTTAATTAGTTTTTGAACAAAATATTATGAATTCCACCATATTCGTCAATCCATAAATTCCCTCTTGCCTTCTTCTCCTCTGTTGCCATCCATGTCTTATAATTAAAGTATTTAAAGCCATTTTTAATATTCTTGTATCTATATAATAGATATTTGATGCGTTTAATCATGATAAAGCCCCTTTGTTTTATATTTATTATATTATACTAAAAAACTTTGAGGTTATTCAAAAAATATCTATATTTTTGTTTTTTTTGCTTATAATTAATTATACACGCAAATTGTGGAAAGAAAGGAAAAAAGAAACATGACAAGAGAAGAAAAAGAAAAAATCCAAGCAGATAACATTAAAATGATTAAAATTTGGCAAAATAACCCAACAAATGAAGAAAAAACAAAAGTAATGGAATATTTTTGGGATAAATACAACAAAATGATTTATCAATTTGTCAATGAATACTATATTCGTAGAGGTGGATACGACTATTCAGAGCGAGATGACAGGGTTAATGATTTATTTTTAGTAATGGTAAAGTGTCTTGACAAATATGACATAAATAGCAAAAGTTATTTTTTCTCCTATATGTATTCCAGTTTTATTAATGAGAGAAATCTAAGCATGAGACTCTTTGAAAATGGTAAAGGTCGAACAATATCAAATGGGGGACTCGATACCTTGAATATTATACTTAATGATGATAGACCAATAAACGAAAAAGAATTTTTTGATAAATATGACTATGAAGAAGAACTTGATGAAGATGTACTTAGAAATCTAAACAAAGCACAAAAAGAAGTCCTTGAAATGACAATGAAAGGCATAACACAAAGCGAGATGTGTAAAATTCTGGGAGTAACGCAAGGTTATATATCTCAAGTTTTTAAAGAAGTCAAAGGCATTGTAAAATTTAATATACGTAAATGGGGAGTTTAAACTCCTCTTTTTTTTAATATATGTAAAGGGTTGACAATTAAAATAAAATATTATATTATAAATATAATAAATTAAAAATATTTTATATTTTATGTTGAAATGTGTAGAAATATAAAGAAATATTTTTATAATTGTCAAAATAACGCAAATCTTGTTTGTGTATATGAAAGGAATAGCATAAAATGGAAAATAATACCAAAATAAGAACAGTTAAGCATCTCATGATGAACATGAATAAAGGAACATACAACCTTGAGCATATAGTACAAAGACAAGGGGGACAATGGACCAAACAACAAAAAGCCTTGTTAATTGATAGCATATTCAAAAACATTGTAATTCCTCAAATTGTTTTTTGTGAGAAGGATGGGGAGACCTTTGTTGTAGATGGTAAACAAAGGCTTGAAGCCCTCCAAGAATATACGAGTAGCAAAATATTCAATAAATTAAGCGAAGAGGAAAAAGATAAGGTATTTAGTGCAGAAATCTCCACAATTACTTATATAAATGTTAATGATGAGGAAATTTTCGAGATTTTTGAGAGGTATAATAATGGGGTTAATTTAAGTGGTTCGCAAAAGCTAAGAAGTACCACAACGCCCACAATATTAAACGAGATAAAAGCCACACTTGCTAATCCATTCTTTATTAAGTGTAACATCACGAAAGGACAAAAGAAAAAGAACGAAGACGAGACAACAATACTCCAAGCCTGTATGCTGGCAGGGGGCTTTGACTTTAAAAACTTTTCATATCAAGAAGTTGAAAGATATTTAAAAGAGACAAAAGAAGAAGAAATCTTGAAAAATATTAAAAAAATCAATGAAAATGCAACAAAATTAGATAAAATTATCACAAAAAAGGAGAAAAACCTCAAAAAAATCCATTTACCTGCAATTTTGGCGTTTTGTGATGGTTCAAAGGAATTTGATTCAAAATTAACTAAATTTTTAACAAATTATGAGAATGAAACAACATACAGACAATATTGCCAAGGCTCGACTTCACAAAAAGAAAATGTCATGGGAAGGGTAAATTATTGGAAAAAATAGGCATATTTACATGGATTTTTACTAAAAAACCAATATATTTTGATAAAAAGTGATGTTTTTTGGACAAATTTGATAAAAATTTTATTTAAATAAAAAATATTGGATATTGGAGTCCATTTGCTGTTATACTGTAAATATAAAAGCAAAAATGGAGGACTCTAATATGTCTGTAAGCAACCACAATAATGAAAACTATTTATTTAAAATTGATGAAGTAAGAAAAGACTCAATATGTGACGCATTTTTTAAATGGAAAGACCTTAATACATTTATAAAAAGCATGGTTTCAAGAGGTATTAATATGCCTGATGCAATTAGTGAACCTTTGGGGTGCTATTGCATGGGATATTATTGGAACAAAAATGATGGAGGCGATGCAATGACTCCAGATGGCAAAAAGGTCGAATTTAAAGCAACCTCTAATTTTAATTATGATTTATCAAGCTTTGGACCACATTGTAATTTTGACAAATTAGTATTTTTAAGATTTGATTTAAATAATAACAAATTATACATATATGACACAAAAATAGACTCTCAAGAGCTTAAAACATTAAAAGTTACAAAAACAGCTACTGTTGGCGACTACCAACAACAAGGCAAAAGACCCCATATAAGGCTAATTGAAGAAGTAATCGAAAAAAGAAATCTTGAACCAGATTGCATTTTTAACATTAGAAAGGGGGTAATTGAATACAAAAAAGGAGAAAATTAATAAAAAATGACTAAAATAGCAAGTTTTTTTACTGGTGCGGGTGGTATTGATATCGCCTTTGAGCAAGAAGGGTTTCAAATTACCTACGCCAACGAGGTTGACCCATACCCCGCCCAAATATATGACCTTAATCATGAAATTAAAACAACATTAAAAAGCATTGAAGATGTAAAACCCCAAGAAGTTCCAAAAAGTGATATCTATATCGCGGGTTTCCCTTGTACAGACATATCCATTGCAGGCTATAGGCAAGGTTTATGGGATGATGAAGGTAATTATACAAGAAGTGGTTTATATTTTGAATTATTGCGAATCATTAAAGCAAATAAGCCTCCCATTATCTTCTTGGAAAATGTTAAAAATTTAGTAGGTCACAATAATGGAGAAACATTTAATATAATTAAGGAATCTTTGACAAATTTGGGGTATTTTGTTAAATATAAAGTATTAAATGGTATGGAATATGGAAATATCCCACAAAATAGAGAAAGAATATATATTTTGGCTTTTTTGGATAAAAATCAATATAATTTGTTTGAATTTCCTCAAAAAATACCATTAACAACCAAATTATTTGATGTTATTGACTTTTTTGGTGATGTAGATGAAAAATATTATTATACAGAAGGAAAATATAAAGGCAATATATTTGACGAATTATCAAAAGCCATGGAAGAGGAGTCTATTGATTGCCCTAGTGTCTATCAATGGAGACGCATATATGTAAGAAAGAATCAAAGTGGCGTAGTTCCTTGTATCTGCTGCAATAGTGGGGCAGGTGGTCATAACTTGCCACTAATAAAGGATAGCAAAGGAAGAATAAGAAAATTAACGCCAAAAGAATGCTTTAATGTCCAAGGATATCCAAAAGACTATAAATATCCCAATCTTAGCGATGCAAGACTATACAAAGCGGCTGGCAATTCTGTCGTTGTTCCAGTAGTGGCAAGAATTGCACATAATTTAAAAAATATAATTTAAACACGCAAATTTGTGTATAAAAAAGGATAGTTTTAAATTATCCTTTTTTTTATTAACGCAAACACATAAAACTAGCTTTATGTGCTTGTTTGTGTGCAATTTTTTTACACGCAAATCTTGTTTGTGTAGCCCTTCTTCTCTACCTATATATTGCGTTTTATTTAATACATGTAAAAATGAAAACTTTTTTATTGAATTTGATTGATTCACCTTTTTTATGTTAAATCTTTTTGGATTTCCTTCAATTTTTTTTAAAGCCCTTCTTCTCTACCTATATATTGCGTTTTATTTAATACATGTAAAAATGAAAACTTTTTTATTGAATTTGATTGATTCACCTTTTTTATGTTAAATCTTTTTGGATTTCCTTCAATTTTTTTTAAAGCCCTCCTTCTCTACCTATATATTGCGTTTTATTTAATACATGTAAAAATGAAAACTTTTTTATTGAATTTGATGTTTTTAACTAAATAAATATCTTTTTGAATGAAATTGATGTTTTTTTTCTTTAAGATATATATAATTTTGTTAAAAATGTGACTCTATAAAAATATAAAATACACAAACACACACAAACTAGCTTTGCGTGGATTTGCGTTTTTTTAACACTTAAACAAGCATAAAGCCCAAGAAATAAGGCTTTTAAAGGAATTTTTAATATGGTATATGAAGGGACAAAAAGCTGACCTTTCAAACAAATTTCTTTTCATAATGTTCTTTTTTCTTAATTACAAAGGTGGGGGGTAATGAAGTAAAGGGCATATTCCCTTGAAAAGTAATTATCCCTCATTTTTTTTATACAAATAGAGGTGAGACATTATGAAAATTTTAAGTTTTGACCAATCGACAAGCAAGACAGGTTGGTCCATCTTTATAGATGAGCAATTAGAATCCTATGGGGTCATAAGACCAAGTAAAAAGATAAACAATGACAACAAAGTTAGTATGTTCATAAGGATTTGCGAATTTATAAAGGAAGTAAACCCAGACATTGTATTATTAGAGGATGTATATATGAAATATGGGAAAATATTTAATGTACAAACGCATAAGACATTGGCAAACCTTCAAGGAATGTTAATGGGTTTTTTAATATTGGAAAAGATACCATATGAGATAATACACCCACAAAGTTGGAAGAATGGAATTGTTGGGAAGAAGAAAGTAAGCAAGGAAGACACCCAACAATATTTGAAAACAAAGTATAATATTTTATTTAAAGAAGACATTGCAGACAGTATATGCATTTGTTTATATTATATGTCTACCATAAAGACAATAAAGAAATGAGATTAAAAACCATGTAACACAAACAAGATTTGTGTGCATGAGAGGAGTAAAAGAAATTATGGAAGAAAATACAAATATAACAAACGAAACCAACAACGAGATTGGCGGGCAAAATAATCCAACAAACCCCACACAAACAAATGAGGGATTGGAGAGTTATTTTGAGAAATTAAGCGAAAATCTTGGGAAGCAGATGGAGAGATATTTCACGAGCAACTCCAAGAAAGAAGCGAACAATTTTGGTTTAACAAATGAGGAGATGCAGGAGGCGGCAAATGCTTACTTAAATAGCAAGAAGAGCCACGAGCAGACCCTAAAGGATGAGAATACCACATTAAAGAACCAAATCAAGGCAATGAAGTCAGATAATGCCTTAAATGGCTTATTAACTAAATTGGAAGTAAATACGGAATTAAAAGATGACCTCATGAAAATGGTAAATCTTGAAAGCTATTATGATGATAAAAATGAACTCAAAGTCGAAGAGTTAGAGAAGGAAATAAGTGGAATAGTGACGAGGATACCAGGTTTCAAGAAGGTCAAAGAGGTGTCGGGCATCAATTTTGGTACGACACAAGAGAGCAATAAAGACAGAGTAAAAGCAAAATCCCTAGAAGAACTTGCAAGAGATTATATGGGATTAAACAAGAAATAATTTGGAGGTAAAAAACAATGGCTAATAATATACAAATAGCAGAACTCTTTTCTCAATTAGTAGACGAGAAGTATCAGGCAACCTCTCTTTCATCTATTTTTGAATCTAACAAGGTAGAGGTTGGCAAAGATTATGGAAAGTTCCACATCATGAAGGTTGACACAGACGGCGTAGGAACATATGACAAGACAACAGGATATTCTGATGGAAGCACAACAATTTCATGGGAAGATGTAACACCAGATGTTGATTTGTCTGGAAAAATCATCATTGATTATTATGACAATGAGGAAGCATTGGCAAAGGCATTTTCATTAGGAAGTGCAGACCTTATTCAGAAACTTGTTAAGGAAGTTGACGCAATTCGTTTTGCAAAGATTGCAACAATTGCAAAGAATAAGAAGCAAGAGACACTTGAGAGTGGTACAGATGTAATTGCAGCACTTCGTGTCGCAATCAATGACATGGACAATGAGAGAGTATACAATGACAAGGTTCTTGTTGCAACTCCTGAAGTATTGGGAGCATTAGAGGACATGGATTCATACAAGTCTCAAAAGATTCTTGGTAACTTTACACAAGTTGTTAAAGTTCCTCATGATGTATTCTACACAGCTGTAACTGTAGCAGATGGCAAGAATGGCAAGTATAACTATACAAAGGCAGAAGGAGCTGGCGATATTAATTTCATGATTGTTTCACAAGCTTCAATAATTGCAAAGACAGCAAATAGGGTTAAGATGATTGCAGCAGAGCAGAATCAGACACTTGATGCAAATGTGTTTGCAGTAAGATGCTATGGTTTGTCTGCTTATGGTCTTGAGAACAAGACAGCTGGTATTTACGTAAGCTATAACTAAAATGGGGGTGTAATATATGGATAAATTCTTTGGATTTATTCCCACACAAACAACACAACCCAAGCAAGTAGTTAAGACTACCAAGCAAACTAAAACTACAAAGACAGACACAAAGACAACACAAAAACAAAAAAGTGAATAACATAAGGGGGTTGGTAAAAATGAAGTATTTGACTTTGGAGGATTACCAATCCTCTCTTTTTTCAACACATAAAGATAATGAAAATCTTGAAACCTTCATTGCATTAGCGGAACAAGATTTGGAAATTATCACATTTAATTACATTTCAAATTTCGATAAATTATCAATAACAAACCAATTATATCTTAAGCAAATTTTGGTACAACATACCGATTTCATAATAGAAAATTATGATTATTTGAATTCCATTGTGGACAATTATGAAACCTTGGAAACAAAGTTCCAAATTGGTAGCCACAACATTATTCAAGCCAATGGCGTTATTATCCTTAAAAAGTTATATGTATTATTAGTACAAAGGGGCTTTATTAATGCAAAAGCCTAAACTTCCAAGGTTTTTATTTAATACAAATATAACAATTAAGGGAAATAAGGACATTGATGAAAATGGTGAAATATCCTACAAAACTTTAGATACTCAATGCATGTACAAAAAGGAATGTAAAAGGGTATTTCAAGATGGAAAAGTGAACTATGTAGATGAAACAAAAATAATCATAAATGAAGATATTGGGTTTGATTGTTATGGTGGGAAAGCTTATCTCAATGGCTTAATCTTAACAATAGTATCAACATATAAAGATGATATTTATACTGTTTTAATATGTAATTAAGGCATATCATATGTGTGATTTTACAATCAAGTTAAATTCAACCAAAATCAAGAAAATCAACAATAATGCAATAAAAAGCCTTGAAGGGGTAGTGCGTGACATAGTAGAGGATGCAGACATCCCTGTTGATAGTGGTAACTTAAAAAATAATATTACCATAACAAGAAAAAATAATACTATCACAATAACACAAAACGCACCATATGCAGCTCGACAATATTTCCACCCAGAATATAACCATTCAAATGGTGAAGCCAATTGGTTTGAAGAATATATAAATGGGTCTAAAAATGATTTTCTTATTGAGAGTTTTTCAAAGAGATTTGACATATAGGGGGTTGTTGATATGTTAACGGAATACAATGTAAAGGACATGTTAAAGCAGTTAAATATAAATGGGGTAAAACATTATTATGTTGGTACATTAAAGCAAAAAGAAGACTATTCACTTGGTGTCTATAGTGATGGGTATTCTGATGAGAGGGTAGACATAAAGAAGAACACCATGTATGTAAGGTTGTTAGTGCATTGGAATGAGAGTCCAGGTCAGACCTTATTAAATTCAATAGAAATAAAGAAAAATATTGATAAATTATCGGAAGAAATAAGAAAAAAAAGAGAATATGAAATAGATGGCATAAAAATAACAAGACTAAAATGTGGCACTCCCATAGATGTAGATAAAGACGAGAATGACATATGTGAGAGGGTTCTACATTTAGAAATCGATTATATAAACGAGGTGTAAAAAAATGAAGTCAGTAAATTATGGTTATGATAACACATTGCTTTTTAATGACAAGAACATTGAGCAAATAACTTCATTGGACTTTGAAACCAACCTTGACTTACTTGAAGTATACTTTGCGGAGAACAAGGGCAAGAAATCCACATTTCCAAAAGGAAGGGATGTAAAGTTCCCATTTACTGCATTGAGATGTGTAGGAGAGGATGGAGAGAAGACAGTCCAAGATGAACTTGTAGACCTTGCTTTTTCATTGGATGAAAAAGAATTGGTAAAACCTGGTACAGTAAAATTCCCTAATGGAAAGCAAATTAGTGGAAATGTACTTTGGAACATTACCCAAATTGGTGCAGGAGCAACCGAAGAGGAAACATATCTTGAAGGTGAAGCAATTTTCCAAGGCGATTGGGTATATGAAGACCAAAAGAGTGAGTAATTAACGAATAGGGAGAGAAGAAATTATGAATAAGATAACAATACCACAATATAATACGAAACCAAAGAAGATAACAAAAGTAAATATCGAGGGGGATGAATATAATGTCAACTCCTCGGTATTGGTTGCGTATGATGCGACAAAGATTTTCAATAAATTGTCTTCATTAACAAATACATTAAATAATGAAGATGGAAAACAAATGGAAGTAATAGAGCAAATCTATACAAATTCATTCAAGCTTTTTGATATACTTCTTGGAGAGAAAAATAGCAAGAAATTGGTTGAAAAGATAGATGCAAGATATGACACAGAGACGGCAACAACTGCAATATTGCAATATGCTATGAGTTTATATTATATATCTAGTGGAGTAGACCAAAAAGGAATAGATTCCATTTTTTTTAATGGACAAGACGAGCAAACCAAAGAGGATTGATAGATACAATGTAGCCTGGTATGACTTGGTAGATGATTGGGATGTGATAGTTGTATCGATAGCCCAACAATACAACATCTTAATAGATGAAATGGAAGAGGATGATATGTATTTCAAGACTCTCTTAAGGTTAATAAGTGGATTAAAGCCAGATACCTCTCTTGGATATTTGGTTTCAATTCGTTCAGAGGAAGATTATGAGGTGAGGAAGAAGTTCACCCAAGATGAAAAAAAGATTTGGCTCGAATGGCAAAAAAGACTTCCTATTGAATATAAAAAGCAAAAATTACAAGACAAATTAAATAAAACTAATATGGGAGTAGGTTAAAACCTACTCCTTTTTTTGAATAGAGGTGAAAAAGAATGAGTCAAAATAGTAGCAACAATGTTGGAACAGTTACCATGAATTTGACCCTAAACACGAAGGGATTTAATAACTCTTTAACAAGCCTCCAAAACTCCGTTAGTACATTATCCGCGGGCTTTACAAAGGTTGGCAAGGTAATAGCGGCGGCATTTAGCATTAATATTCTTAAGCAATATGCATCGGAATGCATGAGTCTTTATGACATACAAGAGCAAGCGGAAGTCAAGCTTCAAACCATAATGAAGCAAAGGATGAATGCAACAAATGAGAATATCCAAGCTATCAAGGATTATGCAAGTGAATTGCAAGGGATAGGCATATTGGGTGATGAAGTTCTATTGTCAGGAGGTCAGCAACTTGCGTCTTTCTTAAATTCCCAAGAGAGTTTGAAGACCTTAATGAGTGCCATGGCAAACTTGACAGCTCAACAAAAAGGAGTTAATGCAACCTATCAAGATGCAGTTACTTATGCGAACCAATTAGGCAAGGCGATGGCAAACAACTCATTGAGTTCATTAACCAAGACGGGTATTACAGTAAGCGACGAAGAGGAAGCAACCTTTGAAGCTTTAACCAATGAGGAAGAGAAGGCCGCATATCTTGCCAACATCATAACAAAGAATGTTGGCAATATGAATGAAGCACTTGCTAACACCCCAACAGGTAAAATTACACAAATGAACAACGCATGGGGAGATTTAAAAGAAACAATTGGAAGCATTGCGGAAAGTGTTTTGGCTTCTATAAGCACATATTTGACTATTATCATAAACAAAATAAATAGTTGTCTTCAAGCCTTTTCAAAGCTTGTTTCAATGATAACTGGAACAAGTGGGCTTACTGGTCAAATTACTAGTGGTTTAAGTGACGCAAGTGACGAAATCGCTAATAGTGCAACTAGTGCAGGGGATGCCGCTACAGCTATCACAAGAGCAGTCGCCAAATTTGATGAATTGAATAAGGTGACGGATACAAGTTCAAGCTCTTCTGGTAGTGGTGGGGTAGATACTTCAAGCATTTCATCAATAACAAGCGAAACAACAGATACAGAAAGTGCTTTGGATGCATTACAAGACAAAATTGACCAATTAAAGGCTTCTTGGGCTAGTGGTTGGAAAAGTGCCTTTAAAGCAGATACAAGCAAGCTCTTGAACAATCTCAAACGAATACAAACAAGCTTGAAATCATTATTTGGAGATAGCGACATCCAAAATGCGTTGGATTCACTTATGAATAATATTGCGAGCGACTTGGGTAGTAAGATGGGAATGTGGGCAAGTATTGGCACAAGCATAGGCACATGGATAACAGGAGGCATTGCAAATTCCCTTGAAGAAAATAGCCCAAATATCAAAAATTGGTTTTTGAGTATGATAACCCAATGGAATAACCAAATTGATAAAGTGAAGGAATTTAGGGCAGCTGTTTCGGATTTGTTTACAGTATTTGAAGGAGATAATGCGACTAACTTATTAGGCAATATAATAAGCATATTTGGCAATGTATTTGGAACAATTACATTACTAGCCACGAACTTTGTAACAGACTTAGAAACTTTATTATTCCAACCATTTATTGATAATGTCGAAGGTATTAAAGAAGCTCTTGATGGTTATATTGGTGATTTTAATAATATTATAAGTGGCGTTAAGGATGTTGTTTTGAACTTATGCAATGACCTTCTTGCATTGTATGATGAGCATATTAGCCCATTAATTCAATCATTAACGGAGAGTCTTAGCCTATTTGTTCAAAGTGTTGTGGATGGGTATAACGAATACCTTCAACCAGTTCTTGAACATCTTAGCCAAAAGTCGGAAGACCTTGTTAAGAAATTAAATCCAATTATTGATAATTTAACGGAAATAATTGGCAATCTTTTCGATTGTGTAAAGATTGGATGGGATACATATCTAAGCCCTTTCATTGATTGGGTATTAGAGACAATTATGCCAACATTAAGCATATTAATTGATGTTCTTGGTGAAGTTGGTTTGTGGATGGGTGACAACCTATTTGATGCCATTAATGTTGGTTTAAGTGGTTTAAATGTATTGTCGCAAGTGCTTGAGGGACTTGTGCAAGTAACAGCGGATGTCTTTGATGCTTTTATTTCCTTAAAGGATAGCATTGTTGACACATTTACATCAATACCAGATGCAATTAAATCCGCCATTAATGGTTGTATTTCTCTCGTTAATTCTATGATTGATAGTATTAACAAGATTTCTATTGATGTGCCATCCATAACAGGTGGAGAAGGCAAACATATTGGCTTTAATATTAATCATATTCCAGCACTTGCTGAAGGTGGTTATGTTGGTCCAAATAACCCTCAATTGGTACAAATTGGTGATAATTCAAGATATGGCGAAATTGTTGCAAATGATAAGCAATTGGAAAGCTTACAACAATCAATTATTAATGGCATTGGCGAATTATTAACAAACCAAGGAAGCCAACCTGTTTATCTAAGTGTAGAATTTGGAAACGAAGATATTACGGACTTAGTTTCTTCAAGCATAACAAAATATAACAACATAACTGGAAAAAGAATCCTATAAGGGAGGTGGGGTATAAATGTCTTTTACTAGAAAATTTCAATGGAATGGAGTGGATAAGAAATATCCCACTTCTTTCACATATACAAAATCAAAATTGCAAACCGACGACAGTGGCAGAAGTCCATTGACGGGCATAATGATAAAAAGCGAATTAGGAAAAACAAGAACAATTAAAATGACATGGGATAGATTAACAGAAGAGGAATGTATCGAATTAAGTGAAGTTTTTGATAGTGATGAAGGAACTTTGACTTTTGCAGATGCGTTACTTGGTAAAGATACAACCATGAGGGTATATACTGGAGACTTTACAGGTGATTACCTATATTCAACACAAGATGACGAATATAGGTACTCTTGTACCCTTGATTTTATTGAGATTGATTGTTTGAAATAAAGGGGGAATAATAATGTATTCATTAGCTTTTTCAAATGGGACAATAATAGATGATAGCAATGATGATATTTATTCAATTTCATTATCGCAAAAAACGGATAGTTCTAAGCTAACATTTGGAACAGTCTCATCTTGTTCCCTTTCTTTAAAATTGAACAATGTAGACAAAAGGTTTGATAAATTCAATTTTAAGGAGAAATATATAAATGTATATATCAATGATACGAAAAAATATAAGATTTATGTTGATGACATAAAGAAAAAGAATGGATTTATTCAAATTGAAGGATATGACAAGATTAAAAACCTTAATGAAAAATTTAAGGGTTGCACATTTCCAATTTCAATTTATAGCCTTGTTATATTATGTTTAAAGCAATGCGGGTTGACTATGGGCAACACAATACCCCCAAATTTTGGCTTGGTATTGCATGAAAATGTAAGCTTGACGGGTTTAACTTGTAGGGAAGTAATAAGCTATTGCTTGGAATTATGTGGTGGCATTGGTTTATTGGATGAAGATGAGAAGTTTATAATAAAATGGTTTGATACAAGCGAAACCAAGACACTCGACACGAATACATTTATAAGCTACTCATCAGATGAAGATGATATAACCTTTAATAATATAAGATATATAAGGAATGGAAGAACATACAACTCCAATCAAGGGGATATAATAAACTCATTATATTTAACTAGTGATAATCCTTTATTGGTGGGTAGTTCATCGGATAAAATTCAAGAAGTAATTGAGAATCTTCAAGAGAAAAGCTTGACATATTTTCCATGTTCAATTCAATTATCATCAATTGAAAAATATAGCTTGGGGGATTGTGTGAAGTTTGTAGACGAGGATGGGAATGAAAAACTTGCATTGGTTTGTAACATTACCATTAAAAACCTTACTTCTGTAACCATTAATAGCTTAAGCATTGATTTGACTACAAGCGAAGGCGATGATGATGATGATGACACTACCACAACAATGAGCCAAAATGATGAATTATATTTTTATAAAAATAATGCGGCTCGCATTGATTATGTTGAATGTGCGGACAATGCAGAAATTGAATATATTTTGAATGTAAACATAGAGGATGCCTTTGATGATGTGCGTGTCATGGTAAATAATGCATTATATAAGTCTTATAGTGTATATAATGGGAATAATACAATAACCCTCATGTTAAAGGGTGACATCATTGAAACAACCACCACAATAGACATAGAGACCGACAACACTCTTCAAGACATTGAAGCCAATACATTATATAGATATTGCCAAATTATTGATTATAGTGAAGATGATGACTTTATTTATGTCGAAGAGGAAGAGATTGACGAACTTGACAATATTAGTGAGAATTTTTCCCATAGAAATATAAGTTTTGACACAGGAATACAAGGTTGGTATTATTGTCATTTTGAATCAAAAGATTATGATAATAATACTTATAAAGTAACCAATACCTATGATGTAACTCAATTGGGATTGACTAAATATTTAAAAGGTTTCACTACATATGAATGTAATGATGATTCTAACTTCCCAGAACTTTATACTAAAGAACGCATTGATTTGTATAATGATATGTGTAATAGTACATTTTATGTGAAATTAACTTTTGATTATACAAAATTATATTATAAGGATGATAGTGATACAATCATCAAAGAAGAAGATATTACGGGAGATTTACCAGATGGTACATTCTTTGTATACAAGAAAAAGATGAGTGGAGAATCAAATTATAAATGGTTTAAATCATCAACAGGTATTGTAAAGGTTGACAAAGGAACAAGCCTTATTGTATATAGTTTAACCCAAAATAATGGAAAGATTGTAACATATAATGTAAGAATGTATGTTACCGCAATACAAGACGAATACGAATTAATGTGCAACTCAACCTTTCAGGAAAGTGTTACTATTACAACAAATTTATATACTCTAGATGAATATAATGGAATTAAAGATGTTAATTTTTTGGAACCCTCTAAACATAGTAACAATCTAAGAGGTTATATTATTTATTATATTGGAAATTATGATGAAGTATCTGGTCAACATGATAAAACAATAAGTTTTACATTAGATAATATTGATACTATATATCCTTGTATATTCTATAGAAGGTATGCAGATGAAGGTTATGAGATAATTAAAACAATAGAAGCAACATAAACAACCAAGGGGCTAACAATAGCCCCTTTTATTATAACAAAAGATAATCATCATGGAGGTGTTAGAGATGATTGAAATACTAAAAAACAACATATTAACTGAACAAACAAAGGTACTTTTTATTATTGTCATTATTATTCTTGGGCTTGAAATATTGAGTGGTGTACTCAAAGGAATAAAAAACAAGAATTTGGATTCAACCAAATTTAGAGAAGGATTGCTTAGTAAAAGTGGTTATTTTCTTCAAATTGTCTTATGTCTATTGGTGTCCATGTTTGTCAACCTACCTTATTTGTTATATATGGATTTAATTTGGATATCATGTTCCGAGGGTGTTAGTGTTCTCGAAAATTTGAACGAGGTTGGCGTTCCTTGTCCTTCTTTCGTTAAAGATGTATTAGAAAAGACAAAGAAAACAACAGAAGACACCATGGAAAATAAAATAAATAACGAAGATACGAAGGGGGAAGAGTAATGGCAACAACAACACAAATAACAAACTTTTTTAATACAATTGGACCAATTGCTGTTAAAGTTTGCAAGGAAAGAGGCTATGGAAATGCCCAAGCATGGACTTGTATGTGTCAAGCAGCTTGCGAGTCAAATTATGGAACAAGCACATTGATGAAGAATGCCAATGCATATTTTGGCATTAAAGCAAGTGCGTCATGGGTTAAAGCCGCTAAGTATGGCGGTCTTGTTTACAATGCAGGAACTAAGGAATGTTATGATGGCAAGACATACACAAATATAACAGCTTGCTTTAGAGCATACAACTCCATGGAAGATAGTGTAAATGATTATTTTGATTTAATGGAAACATCAAGATATAAGAAGAGTTTAACAACCTCGACAGTCAACGAATGCATCACAATTATCAAGAATAGTGGTTATGCAACCTCACCAACTTACATAAATACTATAAACACAATTTATAAGAATTATAAGACAAAAATCGAGGCTTTTAGTGTAAAAACCACAACAACAACTCAAACAACAGTCTCAAATACTTCAAGCACAACTCAAACAACATCCTCAACCACCACAACAACAAAGAAAAGCAACGAAGAAGTTGCCAAGGAAGTTGTCAAAGGTTTATGGGGCAATGGCACAACAAGAAAAGCAAAACTTGAAGCTGCTGGGTATGACTATGCAACAATTCAAAAGCTAGTAAATAAATTGTTAAAATAAAAATATTTTAAAATTATTCAAAAAAGTGGAATATTTTTGAAATTAATGCTTATAATATAATATAAGACAAATGAAAAAACTTTTCATTTATTAAAAAATTCTTTTCTTTATTATAAAAAATACCATTTAGAAGAGAAGGTTTACAATTAGTAAGCCTTCTCTTTTTTTTTTCTAAAAAAATACAAAAACAAGCACATAAATCTAGTTTTATGTGTTTTTGTGACAAAAACAAGATTTTTATGCAAAAAAATTAAACATTGTTCAATTTTAATGAATATTAATAAAAGATATTTATAAAATATATTAAACAACAAAAATATAAATATTTTAAGTTTTTGCTGTTTTGAATAAGAAAAAAGAAAAGGAGAAGATTTAAATGAAAATAAAAGATTACAAACAAAATGAATTAAACTTTAATGAGTGCATCGCACATTGCAGCATAAAACCTTATGAGGATTATAACACACATGAAAAATTTGACAATTTTGACTCCTATAAGTTGGATTTGTTAAGAAAAAAATATTGTTTAATATGCCAAGACCCTAATAGAAGGAATAAATTCTTTAATGGGTTGGATGATTGGGAAAAATCATTTTTTAAATATGCTGAACTTGGTGACGACATTATTGAAAAAAATAAAAATAGACTTGGTTTCTTTAATGATAGAGGTTTTGAGTACAATGGGGAACAATATCAAGATGATATTTTAAGCCTTTATATGGTTTCATTGTCAAAAGTATTGGAAGAAGATACAACCCTCTATTTTTTAAATAGGGAAACCAATTTAAACGCATTTGGCAAGCTTGTAGCCAACCCTTATGCAAGTAGGGTAGACTCTTCAAGTCCTATTACAAGTGACCCTGATTTCCTTCTTGTATTGAATAGAAGCTACAACAACAAAGTAATTCCAATTGAACAAAAATGCGTCTACTGCGATAGTTGGAAGATTAAAATTAGGGAAAACCAATATGAACAATTTTCAAACCTTGAGCATGTGTTTATTTTAATAAAAAAAGAAAATGCCCAAGTTAATGATGGAATTATTACATATTATGACAAGTATATCATGTTTGACTTCAATGATATAAAAGACCATATGAAAGTACAGCATGAACTCAATGGAAGGCTCTCATATGTTTTATATTTTAATGATATAGAGAAATACAACAATATACACAAACAAGATTTGCGTGATGAGGAAAATACTACCAAAATCCTTCCAATCTTTGAAATTGAAGACAAATTTGATAAACATAATAATATGCCTATTTTAATCAATATTCAAAAACATATATTTGAAAAAAATAATTGAAATACTTCAATTTTAATGAATATAAAGCAAAAATATTTGTATAATATAACAAACACGTAAACCTAGTTTGTGTGAACAAAAAACTTGTTTTTGTGAACAAAAAAGATAAAAGCAAGCACACAAATCCATAAAAGGGATGGGTTTGTGAACAAAAATACACGCAAATAAAAAAAATATAAAAGGAGAAAAGAGCAATGAAAAGAGAGATTGAAATTTTATTAAGTCAAAAGGATTACCTTGAAGACAAAATTGACGACTATGAGGAATATGTGGAAGATTATAAAAGAATTATAAGACTATTTGAGGACCTTAGAGACAGACAGGAAGAAATTAAGAGCTTCAAGCAAGCAATCCAAAGCCTTGAGGATAAAATTGACGAAATGGAAAAAGATTTATGCAAAGTAAACCATGAATTAATTGATAAATTAGCCAATCAAATAGAAGATGAATTTAATAGCCAACCACGAAAAAAAGAAGAAGAAAAAGAAGACAAAAATGAATATATGAAAGAATATAAGAGAGTTTTAACATTCTTTATGAAGCTCACAGGAGGAAAAAAGAAATGAATGAACACCTATATAAAGAAACTTGTTTGTATAATATGGGAAAGAGCTTGGATGAAGCCAAGCCAATCCCATTAACTTATTTAAGAATAAAAGATTATGAAAATTACAAATTTATTCCACTTGCATATGGATTTACTGAATTTGATGTTAAAGTTCCACATAAATGTGATTATATGTTTTTATTGCGTGGAATGAATGGAATGGGGTTTGATACTATGAACGAAATTAATAACAAAGTAAAAAACTCCAAAAGCGAAGGGTATGCATCTGCAAAGACATACATATATAAATATTTAAAGCATGATAATAGACAAAACATGGAAATGAATGTATATGGTTATAAATTTGTTTACACAACAAAGAACCCAATGTTTGAAATTTTTCAAGAAGTTTGGGAAAACATTGACAGCAGAGAATACTCAATGCATGGAAAATATAAAGAAATTTATTTTAAACTTAGACCAATCAAGGAAATTGTTACCCTCAAAAAATATGATAATCGCATTGAGGTTTTTATTGGATAAATAAAAAAACAAGACTATCTTTAATTAGATAGCCTTGTTTCTTTTGTGAAAAGAAATAATAAAAATATTTAAAAAAGGAGTTCATAAACGCAAATCCACAAAAAGCTTGTTTTTGTTAGTTTGTGTGTGTTTGTGTATACTTTGAGTGTTTGCATGTCAAATAAAAAGAAT